CTTTGAGGGCCTTGATGTCTCCCATGATGCGGGTGATTCTCGTTTGAGATTCCGCCCAACGCCCATTAGTGATGGCCTTCTCAGATACAAGGGCGATTGAACCTTGAGAAGGGTTAGACTTGCTAACACGGATTTTGGCGCCTGATTCAGACGCGAGAACAGAAATTTGAGCTGACATTTGAGCTAAAATTTAAAGGTTGCGGAGAGAGGTGAATTGATTTAAAGGGCGCATACGATCTATCTCTCCATTGTAGATCGCATGCACCCTGTCGCTGTGCGGTGAGCCACTCCCGTGACCCTGACAAATCATTGCTCTAAGCAGAACTCTCTGAAATACGCGTACGCCTCAGAGAGTGACTTAGCAATGATTGTATGTCCCGCGATGATGAAAATCTTCATGATCATTTGGGTTTACTGCTGAATCTCATGGGGGGTGGGCGGTGTTGTGTGGTTTGGTGGGGGTGGTGTTGGTGGGGACTCCCCACTCTCTCCCCCTCAGACCAAATCCTCCCCCTCACACGTTTCTGTGTCCCTGAGCATGGTGGGTAACTTGGTGGGAACATGGGGGGTATGTTCACCCCTACAGTTGACCGGGGGTAGCTGAGAACCAGCGTACCCTAGGGGGATCATCTAAGTAGCGCTACCTATGTCAAGTTTTTAGTGTAAAAAACTGGACATTTGTGCATGAAGAATTTGGAAAAATTCATGCAGATTTTGTCGCATATTTTGCAAACATTTGCGACAAGTTGGTCGGTGACTTGTACGGTGGTCTTGTAACAAATCCTTAGGTAAAAGTGTGACAACAAAAAACCCCAGCGATGAGGCCGGGGTTTCTGTCCTGCTTGTCACGTAACAGGTCCCAAGGTAGCGGTCGAGGGTTAGTTCTGTAGGAAGTCTGGTGTTTTTTCTCTGGCGATTTCTATCTCATAGTGCCACTGTTCGTTCATGCCAATGGCAAGTTTGTAGAGCATACCGCCATCTACTGTGATCTGTAGGGCTACAATGATGCGGGGAAATTGGTCCGGGTCTGTGCGCAGGTATACAAGCTCGCCCAACTTGAATCTGTTGTTGATGGTCATAGTGCCTGGGATATTAAATTGGTTAGTGCTTTGGATGTCGCCAGTCCGGCCAGAGACCCTAAGGTCGCCCCCAGGGAGTACAGCACCCTGTCCGCTGTTGTTCCAAAAGCTATTTTCTTGATGTTGTGGGACCATATCATGGAGATCATAAAGGCGGCAAAGGTGACGCCCAGGTAAAACTCTCTACTAAGAAAATACGTATTAATTGCCACAAAATAAACTTGTACAGCACCTGTGGCAAAGAGGCTGAACTTTGACTTGATGTTAAAATGTTGTCTCATAATTTGTTAGCTCTACAGAAAAATTTTGCTGCTTGGTTGGTTTTTTTTATGTTTACCTCTATAAAATTAAACCCCCTATTCAGTCATGGCAACAACTAAAAAGCCGGTGAAATCAACCGGCAAGTTAAAACCAATCAGATCAGAGATGTCAGTACTCATCATTGAAGACAATGTACCCTTACCAGAACGTGGGGTCAGAGACCCATTGTTCTTACAGCAGGCTGTTGACATTCTCAAAAAGATCAAGCCTAAACAGTCTTTTGTGGTACCCAAGTCCAAATTGCACTCGGTTAAGCGTCTGGTGAAGACGGAGTTTGATCACCTAGTGGTAAAGGGTCAGGTGATTCAACCGGAGAATAAGTTTGCGCGTATATGGCGGGTTCGGTAGCAGCCTCATTATTGGTTAAGGTGTACGTAGAATTTTTAGTTCTAAACTGTACGGTGGCTGAGGTCTGTTCCAGGATCTCGGCCACTTCTGTTGTAAGCCAGGTATAGGAGTAGGAGTACTGAGGATCCAGCATCAAAGACCTGCCAGGTGCAGGCTCATCATGCATCTTTTCCAGATAACCCTTGTCGTTCCATTCAATCCAGGCAATCTTGTCTGCTTCTTTGGTGAGCCCATCGCGCTCACGCTTCAGTTGGTATTTTTTCATAGTGATATTGTAGAGGTACAAAAATATACATAAATTTGTAGAGGTTAAACTTTTTAAGTATATTTGTAGTGTTAAATCTCAGCAGTTTGCTGAATAAACCAACTAACCCTATGTCAAACACTGAAACTCCTGAAAAGGAAGTGTCACGCGAAGAAGTAGTAGCGTGGTACAAAGACCAGATTGAACTGGCAACTCTCCGTGCAGACCTTGCTGAACAGCAAGCCCGTGCTGCCAAATCTGACGCTGAACGCATGCAGGCCACTATGTTCTTGGCCCAAGTGCAACAAAAGCAAAACGAAGCTCCTGCTGACGAGGAGGAAGAAAGTCCTAAAGTAAGGTCATTAAAGAAAGAGAAATAATGCTAGAGTTTAAAGCCCTTAAGGGACGCAGGATTCTTATTGAGAAACCAGAGCGTCCGAAGTCAGCCATTGAGTTAACCCCAGAACAGCAAGCTGCACTGGACCGCGAGTTCATCAGCAAGTGGACACGTCTTAAAGTGTCTGCGGTTGGTGAAGAAGTAGAAGGTGTAAAAGCAGGGGATGAAGTGTACATCTCTGGCAGCGCGTTGCAGTCATGCGAAGTGTTGCCGTTGGAAGACAAGCATTACCTGATGTTGAACGAATATGAGGTGGCCATTGTGTGGTAACCTCTGGATGGCGGGGTAGACTGGAGTTGGTCCCAGCTCGGTCTCATAAGCCGAAGTACGCAGGTTCGAATCCTGCCCCCGCAACTACTTTAAAACCAAGTATGGAAAACACAGACATGAGAGCATTGACACTAGGGGAGTCTAGATGTCATATTGGTTTCAATCCATCAGCAGATGATAAGATTGGAACATTCAAACGTATGATGGCAGATGCCATTGACTATTGTAACAATGAGTTGCTTGCCACAGAGGATGGTGAGGCCAAGCGTTGCTTTAGCATTGCCATGACAGAGTTAGAAACAGCGCAGATGTATGCGGTAAAGGGCATTGCCAAGGGGCTGAAGAAATGAGCAATCTAAGTTATGGTCAAGCGCTTGAAGCGCTAAAAGCTGGTAAGCGCGCTTGCCGTGCCGGCTGGAATGGTAAAGGGATGTGGATTGCTTTGGGTGAAGGAAACCCTGCACTAGAAGCAGAGAAGTTCTGGAATCCTCACACCCGTGCATTTGCAGAACAAAACGGTGGTACTGCTGAAGTATTGCCATATATCTTGTTCAAAACCGCAGACAACAAGATCCTGATGGGATGGCTTGCCTCTCAGACGGACATGCTGTCTGAAGACTGGATGATTTTAGATTAAGAATCCACTTTGTGCAGTTGAGCAACTGGTTGGCTCGCCAGACTGTAAATCTGGTCCGTGAGGCTTGGGGGTTCGAGTCCCTCCTGCACAACGACATGAAAAACCACATGGTATCGCGCACTGGGCGAAGCTTAAAGTTAACCACATCTGCTGTCGGGTGGGGCAGCTCGTCACAAATACTGGCAACATTTGTGACAACGGGTGTTATCCAGGTGCAAGTCCTGGGTGCAGCGATACAATACTAAAGACCTATGGAAGTCAACAGAATCCAAAAAAAAATCAGGGTCACTTCACATGACCTGGTGAAATATCAGATCATGACAGAGGTAATGTTCTTTGCTAAAGAACACCTGATCCCTTCTGACATAGAGCTGCTGACCCTGCTTGCCTTGTGGGGTCCCATGGAGCTGGGTGCATTTTGTACCCAGGCTGCCAAAAAACTGAACCCTGGCATTAAGCCAGAGGAGATTGCAGTGCGGGCACAGAACGTGCGCAACCGCATTGTCAAATTAGAAAAGCGGGCGCTGGTTGAGAAAAACAAACGCGGTAAAAAGATGATTGAGATTACCAAGCGCATCCCGGTGGCTGCCAAAGGAAATGTGTTGTTGGACTATAACTTTTTAGCGGTTGAGACCAGTAAAGCGTAAAGAGCTGATTGCTAAAACAGCGCAGCAGATGGAGTTGCCAGCTGAGCTGGTGGAAGACATTGTGAGTTTCTTCTACTCTACGCTGCACAAACGTCTGAGCAGTGGAGACTACCACTCGCTGCAGGTACCTAACCTGGGCAGGTTTGTGATAAAACCCAAGAGCCTGCAGAAAAAGATTGACCATACGGTAAATAAGATACCGTTCCTGGAAAAGATCAACACCATGCGCGCCTACGAGGTACGCCTCACACACATTGAAGACCTGAAAAAGTTCCACAAGCTACAGGAAATGATGCAGGCTGAGAAGGATCGCAAGGCTGGTATTATGGAATTAAGAAAATCTAACACCTATGAAACATACCCTGATACAAATCTGGAAGAACAAGGGGAAGATTCTTGAGGGAATCACCAATAGTGTCTTCAAGAATGAACACGTAGAGGAAGTAGCCGCTGAACGCCAAGCTATTTGCAACGATTGCGAGTTCCTTGACAAAACCGGCAAGAGCTGCGTAGTTCCCGGCACCCAACCTTGTTGCGGAGCCTGCGGATGCTCTCTTGCCCTGAAGCTGCGCTCACTGTCGAGCGCCTGTGACAAACAGAAGTGGGATGCTGTGGTGACACAGGAAGAGGAGGACATGATCAAATCTCAAATTGAATCGTAATGTCCTTAGTATTTGAACCTTCAACCCACTCGTACAAAAGCATTGACGCTTCTGATACGACACTCTGGACCAGTGTCACCACACTGATCGGACACCTCAAACAACCTTTTGACAGCAACGCGGTAGCGAAAAAAAGCGCGGCTAACAAAAAGGGTAAATGGTATGGTATGACGGTGGAACAGATACAAGCTGCCTGGAAGAAAGAATCTGACAGGGCTTGTAGCCTGGGAAATTGGTACCATGACCAGCGGGAGCAGGACATCACCGGCTGCACAACCTTGAATCGTCACAACAAGGAGCTGCCGGTGATCCGTCCCATGTTTGATGAGAACGGAAAAAAGATGGCGCCTTCTCAGAAACTGATTGAAGGTGTCTATCCAGAGCACATGGTGTATTTACGCTCAGCAGGGATCTGTGGACAGTCAGACCTGGTGGAGGTTGCGGATGGACAGGTGCACATCACCGACTACAAAACCAACAAGGAGATCAAAGCAGAGTCGTTCAAGAACTGGGAGGGCATCTCACAGAAGATGGGCTTTCCGGTATCACACCTGGACGACTGTAACCTGAACCACTACAACCTCCAGCTGAGCATTTACATGTACATGATCCTGAAGCATAATCCCAACCTCAAGGCGGGAAAGCTCACCATCCACCACATCGTGTTTGAAGAGGAAGAGGAGAAAGATGAGTTTGGTTATCCCATTAGCAAACTGGATAGTAACGGAGAACCCATCGTAAAAGAGGTGATTCCCTATGAGTTGCCGTATCTTAAAGATGAGGTCCTCTCTATCATGAGCTGGTACAAGGACAACGCAGCTATGCTGCAAAAGAAAAAGAAAAAGTGAAAGTACACTTTGACCACATAGAAGGTTTTGGTAAGGTCTCTGACTTAGACTTTATCTACTCCGCGCCCTATGGAATCCTGGAGCCAGGAGAATCTGGCGCAGATGCACTCAAAGAAGGGTGGATCCCCTGGGGTTCCGAATGGTATAACCTGCGCAGTGTACGCCTGGACCTTTCCTTATACCGTCCGTCTGAAACAGTCAAAAGGCTGAGTAAGAAGGTGACTGCCCGCCCTGGTGATTTCATTCTGCACCAGGACGCATACAAAAAAATTTACGAGCAATACTGCGCGTACCATGGATTTGCCAGGGACATACAGTGGGAGCACTTTGAAGGTTGCCAGTGCATTGAGTATTGGCACGATGACAAGCTGGCCGGTGTAAGTTTTTACAAAACCTATGATGACCAGTTTGTGGCCATGCAGTTCATATCCAACTATGAACATCCTGGTCTGTCGCTGGGTAACATTGCCCAAATGCACGAATGCAACATGGCTTCTCAACTGCACTGCACGCACGTGTATCTGCTGGGAGGTTATGAGAAATGTTGTCGCTACAAGGCAGGGTTCAAAGGTTTTGAGTTCTGGACAGGAGCGGGGTGGAGTGCTGATATAGAGCTGTACTACCACCTGGTAGAGCGGGATGAACAAATACAAGTCACGCTGCTATGATGATCTACGAACCCAATAACCGCCTGGAGGTAATCACACCTAAAGGTAAAGGAGTCGTATGGCTGGTGACAGACTACGGACATGAAACGGATACAGTATACACGGTAATAATTGATGAGACAGGAGAGATGTGGCAGTTCACGCACAAGGATCTGAGAGTAAGAAACAACCTAACCTTTGGAAGACATGGTAAAACTATTTGATATACATGAAGGAGCCATCATTCCCTCAGAACATTGCTACGCGCTGAAGTTCCTGAAGGACATCATGGAAGAATACCCGGACAGTTACATGAAAGTGTACCTGTATCTGTTCTATATGACTTGTCCTAACCCGGACATGAACCCGTTTTTTGACACGCCAGAAAATGAGAAGGAGGAGTTAATCCTCTCGCAGATTCAGCCAGACTTTTCTACAGAAGATGAACCTATCCTGTATGCCCTGGAAATGTGCAGGAAGCTGTACGAGACGCCCACCTACCGCGCATACATTGGTATGAAGCACATGCTGGACCGCCTGGCCAAGTACATGGAAACCACACCCATTGAACACGGGCGTGACGGAAACATCAACTCCCTGGTCAATGCGGCTGCCAAATTTGAGGCCATCCGCATGAGTTTCAAAGGAGCGTACAAAGACCTGATGGAAGAACAAAAGAGCATGGTGCGCGGAGGACAACAGCTGGGCTATGACCAGATGTAAGTTGAACGAATACTGATCCTATGGACCCTGATGATACGAGTACTCAGACATACCCACACCAGAAACATCCTGCTGATGCTGGCGATGTTCTTCAACCCCTTTGGCTTCGATGCCTTGTTCGCCCTGGTCATGGAGTGGACAGGTTCCTACTGGACTACGGACTTTGTGTTTTACTGCCTGTCGGGACTGTTCTTTGGCTTATACTACTTGCATGCAAAATTTTATCCTTATGAAAAAGATGCTATATAAAATTGCCTCATGTTTATTGCTGAAACTTTCAGAGTTTTTGTACAATCTCCAGTGGGCAGAAAAACTTTCAATCAAATTCTTCATCAGAGGGCTGAACCTGCACATGAAGCACAGACAGCTTGACACAACACCTTGTATAAAAACAAATCAAGAGTGGATGTATGAGTGGCTGCTTCACTATAACAGTTATACCAATACTTGGCATGCTTTTCACCGTGAAGACCACGCTGCTTACTGGAACAGGGGTGAAATGAAACACCCGCTGATTGAAGCCAAGTGTGTGACCTCTCTACTGGAAAAACTAAAAAACACCTGCGATGCCCTCAACAGCGATCATCCATAAAGTAGAAGGTACACTGGCATACTTTGACTTTAGACAGGTTCCTTGCAAAGGAGACTGGATTGAGTTGGACAACAATACCTATGAAATCAAACAGGTGATATGGCCCGTAAGTACGGGTCACGTGCGCCTGATAGTAGACGATTTGAAAGACTAATGCACATTAAGATTCCAACCTATGATTATACCACCGGTGAGTGGAGCCACACAGAATTTGTGACACGTGAAACATTTTGTGAGTTCTTGTGGTCAATGTTCAAAGAGCCTGGTCAATACGAGTTTGACGAGTGCTCTCTGCTATTCAACAAGCAGGCACGTAGGTTTAACATAGACAAGTTTTATTGCCCTGCTCCACCCAAGAGTAAGGATTTTGTAGCCTACTGGGATACTGAGAAAGACAAGTGCCGCAACGGGGTGATCTACAAAAATGGGAAAAAGACCTGGTATCTCACCCGTGACTACTACATGTGGCTGAACTTCCTACCTATCTACAACAAAGAGGTGGGTAAGTTCACCTTCCCGGATGTACGGGATGCTCAGTATCACATGGCCCTCTACGAGGAACTGGCCAAGCAACACTACAAACATGCTGCGATCCTGAAGAAACGTCAGATTGCGTCATCCTATTTTCATGCGGCCAAGATGATCAACCTCTACTGGTTTGAAGAGGGTGCGATCAACAAGATGGCCGGTTCTCTGAAAGACTACATCGCAGAGAAAGGCACCTGGCGTTTCCTAGAGGAGTACCGAAACTTCCTGAACACGCATACTGCATGGTACCGTCCCAGCAATCCTGACAAGGTATTGAACTGGGAACAGAAGATTGAGATTAACCAGGGTGGTCGCAAGCGCGACGTGGGTCTGAAAAGCGTTCTCATAGGTCTGGTACTGGAGAAAGACCCTACCAATGGTGTCGGTGGTCCTTGTACTTTGTTCTTCCATGAGGAGGCAGGTATTGCCCCACACATGGGTAAGACCCTGGAGTACCTGTTACCTGCCATGAAATCGGGTATGGTCTACACGGGACAGTTTGTAGTGGCAGGTTCTGTGGGAGATTTGGAGCAGTGTGAGCCACTGAAAGACCTGATCATGAACCCCGATTCCAAGGATGTGCTTGCCATAGAGACCAACCTGATGGATGAGAACGGGCAAATTGGGGAGTGTGGACTCTTTATTCCAGAGCAGTGGAGTATGATTCCCTGCATTGACCAGTGGGGTAACTCCAAAGTGGAGGAAGCCATGGTCATGATCCTGGCAGAGCGTGAGGATTGGAAAAAGAAACTACGCCCGGATGAGTACCAGCTGAGGGTGTCTCAAAAGCCTATGTACATTTCAGAGGCTTTTGCCAGCAGGGAAGACTCCGTGTTCCCGCTGCACCTGGTTACCCAACAGCTGAGACGCATTGAAGACAAGACATACTTTTCTGAGTACGTAGAGCTCTACCGCGATGAGCATGGTAAGATTCAGGCACAGGACAGCAAAAAGCTGCCCATCCTAGAGTTTCCCATTACGCCTAAGACACAGAACAAGGAAGGAGTCATTTGCGTGTATGAACGCCCGCAGAAAGACGCAGCCTTCGGTACGTACTATGCCAGCATTGACCCTGTGGCAGAAGGTAAAACCACTACCTCAGAATCTTTGTGTTCCATCTACGTGTACAAGACGTCCCAGGAAGTTACCAAGCACAAGAAAGACGGCAGCATTGAACAGGTGATTGAACGTGACAAGATTGTTGCCAGTTGGTGCGGTCGTTTTGATGACCTCAACAAAACACATGAGCGCCTGGAACTGATCATTGAGTGGTACAATGCGTGGACCATTGTGGAAAACAACATCTCGCT